CGCGACAGCGTCCAGCGCCATCGCGAGTGCAGGCACCTTCGCCACCCCGTTCCGCATCGACTCATACAAAGACGCGATGCCCAAGTGTGCGATCGATCCCGTGTGCATCGCGTCGCTTGAGGTTTTCGACGCGAGCCCGCAACCGTACTGCAACCACCACTTCTGGCGACAGGTGCGGAACGTGCCGAGTTCGGATTGGGATATTTGAAACCTCATGCCTCACCTCCCTTCCCGTACGCACTCGGCGGCAAGAGGTTTTCCAACGCCGCCGAGATGGGATTCGCGTTGCCGCCGAACGGTTTCCAGTCACCGATCTCGGAGTACAACCCGTCACCGTCGCGAACTCCCGACGCCGACTGTTGCGTCGGCCCCGTCGCAACGTGTTCGTGGTTCACCATCACGCAACTGGTCGCCTTGCCTTCGAAGTCCACCGCAGTCGCGTCAACAACGACCGTGACTGCAACGGCGTCGCACTCCGTGACCGTTTCCTCGATCAGCCTGATGCTGATCATGCTCATGGCCGCATCGAACAACGCGTCCAGCTTTGCGTGCAGCGGGTTCTGGCTGGGGTCGTCCAGCATGTTCGCCGCTTGCGCGACGTCGATGACAGCGGACTCCATGTCCACGTTCTTGACGGCCCACTCGCGAGCCACTTCGATCATGCGTTGCGCTTCCAAGTTCAGGAGCACGGGTCCAACTCCGCAGTCGGGTTTGTTTCCGTCGGGGTAGTTGCGAGCCCAGACGATCGCGACGCTGCGGATCGGCTTGACGACCGCGTAGTCCCGAAGGTACGCCAGCACTTCCGCGAGCGCGGCGTCGGAGCCCTCTGCGGACAACAATGCCGAGCCGTGCTTGCGGAAGAGTGCTTCGACGTTCAACCCGCCGTCGGCGTTGTATACGTCGTCGCCGTTGTGTGTGTGGAAGTAATCCGTTGGTGCTTTGTGTTTCATTGTCTGATCCTTTTGATTCGTTCGGTTAGAAGGTGAGGTTGTCGAGTGCTTCGGTCGGGGACGGCGCAGGCGCCTGCTCCGGTTCGGGGTCAGTGTCAGTGTCGGTCACAACGACGGTGACCTCTTGGACGTCCTTGCGCTTGCGCTTCGGCTTGCTTGCGACGCGAGCCGTCACGCCATGTTCGAGGTTCAGCGCTTCCAGCTTCGCGGACGCGAGTGCGATCGACAGCGCTTCGGCTTTGTTTCCGAGAATCGCACGGACGCTTTCCACCCGCAGTTCGATCTCGGCAAGGTCGGAGCGCTTGCGCTGGACGGTTCCCTCTCGGGTGTTACTCGCGCCTGCGGTCAGCTTGCCGATCTGAGCGGTGACCTCTTTGATCTCCGCATCGATCGACGAGGCGATTGCTCGCGCCGCCTGCGCCTTGCTTTCGGCGGTGTCATAGATCGGAAGCGCGGTCAGTTCGCACGACCCGATCCCCTCCAGCACGTTCGCGAAGTTGCGAATGGTCGCAGCCCCCACGGTCGGAACCCAGTACAGGCTCCCGCGCTTGAGTCGCGTTCCGCCGACGAACTCCATTGCCCGTGTCACCATGCGGTGGACGTCGCGATAGTCGGCGTGGTCGGTGTGGAACGCGAAACGATTCTCGACCTGCTTGCACAGTGCGTCGGTCGTTGTGTCCCCCTTGGCCGTGTACTCGATCTTGAGGTCGTCGTGGTCGTCCACGTAGAGAACCGCGCAGGTGACCTTCTTGGCGTCGTGCCCCTCCCCCTCTGAGCGGAACACATGGAACGCACGGTCGCGTTTCTTCGGAGTCTGCAAGGAGTAGCCCGACGGCGCATAACTTTCGACGTCGCGGCGTGCGCGGCCGAGTGCACCCTGCGAACCGATCTCTTCCGCGATCAGGTTCTCGGGGAGTCCCGCGTCCGTGAGCGCTTGGCGAATCGCCAGGCGGCTGTATGCGTTGCTCTCCACTTCGGAGATCTCGGGCCACACAATGTCCCCGATGTGTTGACCTGCGGTGTCTTCAAGCAGGCGTGTGATTTCGTTCGCTGTGGTTTTCATTGTCTTGGTTCCTTTCAAAGTTCAGATTGCAAAGAGGGTGGCGAATGGTTCCGCGCTTGTGTTTTCAATGTCGTCGTAGGTGACTTCGGTGGCGGACGCGAAGTCCACCGCGTCGTAACTGTCCGTGGTGTTGTTGTACTGACCGGGTGCGGACGTTCCGATGCCGACGAAGTGAAGTTCGACGCCCGCCTTCTTGAAGTCTGCAACCTGTTGCTTCCAGTCCACTTGGTCCTCACCGTCAGTGAGCAGGACGACGTCGGCCTTCTTGAACGCCTTCTCTTCCGAGATGAAGTTGCGAGCGTGTTCAATGGCTGTCTGGATATTCGTTCCACCGTCTGCACGGCGAGCGATGATTGCGGCGAGCGCTTTCGGGTCGGGCTTGCCAGGCTTCGCGAACTTCGTCGTGGCCTGAACGATGTGGTCGAACTCGATCACGGCGAACACACGGCGTTGCTTGCGTGCGATCTCCATCATCGAAAGCATCGCCGCGATCGCGTACTCGTCGGAGTCACCGTCCATGCTGCCCGACTTGTCGATGCAGAAAACGATCGGCCCCTTTTCGTTCACCGCGACCTTGACGTCGAACTGCAACGCCGCGTGGTCCATCACGTTCGCCCACAACATCGGACCCATGACGGGATCGCCCATCTTCACTCGCTCACTCGGGAGCAACTGCATCAGGTCACCGCCGCGAGTAATGTCCTCGATGGCGCCAGGCCCGTGCTTCTTTTCCTTCTGCGCTTTGCGTGCGGACTCGCGCATGCGTCCCGCCATCTTCGCGATGCGCGCCATCTTGTCGCCCTTGACGCGGGACAACGACCGCTTGACGTCGCGGACGTCCTTGACGCTCAGGTCGTTTCCGGCTCCGACCTTCGCAACCATGGCGGTTGCTTCGTCGCAGGCTTCCTGATCCTTCGTCGCGCCCGCTATCGCGGCCTTCATGCGCTTGACCGCTCCCCGTTCCCTCGCCAGCTTGAACTCGCCAGGCTGGTTGCCCGAACCCGTGCCGCTGCCAGGTTCCCCGTCGTCGCCAGGCTCGCCGTCTTCCGACTCACCCTCTCCGCCCTGTCCAGGCTCGCCACGCTGCGGGTTGTCAGAGCCCGCAGGCGGCTCCGGCTTGTCTTCGTTCTGCTGTGCAACGTCGGGCGGCGTGACGGCGAAGGCCATCGCGTCGGCAACGCGACCAGCAAGGCGAGCGGCGTAAATGTCATCGCCCTCGGTTCCCTTGATTGCTTCGTTCCACTCGGGCAGGTCGCGGACCTTCTTCAACAGGTCGTCGGCCCAGCCCTTGTGCTCGCTCGGGACTTCCACTTCGGAGTTCCCGATACCGTACGCGTCCGCGAACAGTTCGCGAACCATCGTTCCCCACACGGCGCTGTCGGGGTGCTTTGCGTTTGCTGCCTTGAGCGTGTGCTCTGCGGTCGCGTTCTCTTTGTACAGGAGTCGCGTCCACGGGTTCGTTCCAACTGCGAGGTCGTGGTCGAGTGCTTTACGTTTTGCGTTTGCCATTGTGTTTTCCTTTCAGTCGTTCAGTTACAGGGTTTCGGCGTCGAACTTCGATTCATGCGCGGATTTGATCGTGGCCTTCATCGCCTCGAACTCAGTGGCCATCGCTTCCAGCACCGCGTCGATTCGCTTCGCGGCTTTTCCGCTGGTTGCTTCGCGGCGGCTGCGGATCTTTTCCCCAGCGTTCTTGAACACGGTCGGTGCGCGGAACATTTCGTCCGAGCGTCCCGTGTCGATCAACCGCTGTGCTTCGGTGCGTGCGGCGTTGTGGTACTCGCGGCACTCCGCGACGAGCGGGTTGATCGCGGTCTTGGCGGCCGTCTCAATCTTTTCAACGTGGTCGCGTTCGTTCCACATGACGGGAACGAGTGCGGTGAAATGTTCCTCATCGATTTCGTCGTCCCCCGCGAGGTACGCCTTCGCTTGCAGCACCCGCACGGCCTTCACCCAACGTCGGTCGCCGTGTTCGATGCCGTCGCGTTCCAACTGCTCGCGGAACGCAAGCAACGAGGACGCGACGTCCTTGCTGAGTTCAATCGTCGCGACGTCTTCCAGCATCTGGTCCCACTCGGACTCACTGATACGAATCGCAACGTCCCCGACTGCGCCCTTGCGACGGTCACCCGACGCGGCTGCTCGGCTGAACAGTTCGCGTCGGTTCTGCTTGGACTGGATCGGCTTGACCCAGTGTCGAAGCATGTAGCGGTCCCACATCGCGCCCAAGCTTTCGTCTTCGGGCATTTCGTTCGATGCGCTCACCACCATCTTGAGAGGAATCTTATTGATCACGCCGCCATTCTCGAAGGTGCCCTCACACATGACCGGCAACAGGCAGTTGACGGCTGCGACACACTTCCAGATCTCGTCGGCGAAAACCATCTTGGCGCGGGGCAGTCGGTTCGCCGTGTTGCGTTCGTACTTGTCCTTCTGCATCGCGGTGTAGGAGTAGGGTCCCAAGAACTGCTCCGGCGTCGTGAACTTGTTGAACACAATTTCGAAATAGTCTTCGCCCTTGACGTCGAGGATGGTGGCCAGCTTGCGGAGCAGTTCCGACTTGCCGGTCCCCGCAGGTCCGAGCAGGCACGCATGCTCACCGGAGCAGAGTGCGAGCAGCAGGACGTCGATCTCCACGTCGCGTTCGATGAACGCTGCGGACAGTTCGGTGCGGGCGGTCTGAAACTTCGTGCGGATGTTGTTGTTGATGGTTGCCATTGTCTTGTTCTCCAATTGAATCAAAAGTTTTCGGTTGTAAAGGTTTTCAGTTGAACGAAAGTGCATCGAGGTCGGTGAGTTGCTTCTTCAGGTCTGCAAGTTGCTTCGCTTGCGCGTCGGCAACCTGCTCGGGTGTGTACGCCGCACGTTGCGGTGTGTTGCGTTCGTATACGTTGCAACCCTCGGAGTGCCCCTCCTCTTCGGAGAGTGAGCCGCAATCGCAGTTCTCATCGACCGGCGGCGCATAGTGCTCGCCGTCGGGCACTGTGGCGGTCGCTCGGTAGTACCAGGACTTGCCACCGCCGCGCTTGAATCGCTCGACGCGTCCCAACTTCAAGCTGCGAGCCAGTGCGCGGTCAACAACCCGCGACAGGTTCGCGGCTCGCGTCCGATAGCAGCCCATCATCTTGGCAACGTCGTCGGCGCTGAACAGTCGCGACCACTCGCCGCTGCTAATGTGTGACGTGATTCGCTTCGTGGTCACCCCCATCGGGAACTGATCCACTGTCGCGTACACGCTGGCTCCGAGTACATCGAAGCAGGCTTGCTGTTTCGGTATGTCGAACAGTTCGGCCTTCATACCAGGCTCCAGTTTGCTTGCAATCGCTTGCGTCCCGTCTTCGCTGCAACTTCACGCATCAGGTCGTATGCCACTTGCTTGACGTCGGTGCGCGTTGCCACGACCGTTCGCTCCGCGATGTACTTGCTGTGCGACGACAGGACGACGATGCGCCACTTGCTCGGTCGTTTTTGTTTCGTTCGATTCATTGTCTGTATCTCCGTTTGGGTTTTCAGTTCGCAGTTACGTGTATCAGTGAAGCGAGTCGGTCCCGCTTCACTGATACACGCCGTCGAGGCGCTACTCTCAACGGACGCGTTTTGTTTTGCGACGTACCCACTCGGAGGATTGCAGAGCCCTGTTCCCGAGGTTTGAATCAGTCGTGCTTTACGAACAGTCAACGCGATTTGTTTACGTGTCGTGCGTTGCTGTCGTCAGTGTCGTCGCAAAGAACTTTGTGCTTGCGCTATGCCCCGGTGCGGGACGTTGAAGGCGCGTGGTGTCTGGGACCGTGTCAGCTACCGACAAGATATTGAGTAGAAGCGACCGCGTGTGTTGTTCACAGCGTCCCGTGTGACGGCTTACGTGGGGGTCGGCTTACTCTGCGTCCGGTGGACGACTTTTCTCGTATCGATTCGGCTTGCTGGCTAGAGGTTCGTTTTGCGAACGAATCACTGTGACGGGATATTTTTCTGGAAGCGCTCGTCGGTGCGCTTGATCTGTTCGTCTGTGGTGCGGTGTTTCAAAACACTCGCTGTGGAACTCGGTGGTCTGCGAAGGCTACGCTCCTCTCGGCGACGCTCCCCCGCTCACACGGAGCAGACTTGGAACTGATCAGTTATTCGAATGTCAGAGAACCCGATACACAAAGTACAGAAGTGACCGAGGACTGCAAATCCCTTGTTCCTATAATTGAAGTAAGCAAAGGAGTCTGGGGGGGGTCTGGGGGGGGTGGATTGTGGGCCGCTTTTTGGGCTGTTTTCTCGCTACAGGACTTAGGATCACGGTTAGGTGCGATCCCCCGAAAAGGGCTCCTAGGACGCTCCTGGGAGCATGCCTGGGCTCGATTGGTTTGCGAAAAAAAATGCCCGCCTAACGTGTGGCGATCGCACCGTTTTCCGAGAGTCTGAAAAGTATCTACCGTGGCAAAATCGCGGAAACCGAAGCGTCCAGATTTCGCTCACCTATAGGCGAACAGGGAGCCGGAGGGTTTTCGCAAGTGGGTATCACCGAGTATCAATCGACGATCCTCAGCTTGCTGGGATTTGGCTGCTAGGCGCTCGCCTCGGGCTCGGTGCCTGCGAGCGGTTGCGTGATAATCGCGCCGCGTTTCCACAGCCGTTGCAGCATGCGTCCGCGCTCGCGACGGCCAACCCGATCGTTGTCTTGCGCCTGTGCGAGTTCGAACATCGCACGCTCCTCTTCCGTCGCTTCGATCGACAACCGCCACCGTCGTTCAATATCCAACATTGTCTTGCGCTTCACGTTGCCTCCGGAAGTCTGTAGCCGATCACGCGGCCGAGTGGATACGCCTTCACGCTCACCGAATTTCCTTGATTTCCGCCGAGCACGCGAACGGTGTCACCGCCGCCGCCGCGACCAACAAAAAACGCAACGTGGCCCGATGCAGGCTTCGGCGGGCGCGAGAACACAACAACGCAACCAGGCACAGGCGCGTCGATGCCCTTGCCCCAATCGAGCCACGACCGCGCACGGGCGCTGTTGGTGCCTGCAATGCCCGCTTCCTTGAAACACCAGTTCACGAACGAGGAGCACCACGGGGTTTCGTCGTCGTCGGCACTCAGGCCCGTGGTCGCGTGGTACTCGACCACTCGCGGGTTGTGTTCGTCGCCTCTGATTTCGCGTTCCCCGAGTTCGCCGTTCGCGATCTCGATCCACGTCGGGAAAACCTCGTGGTCCACCGCGTCGTCCTCAAGGATCGCTTGCAGGTCCTCGATCACATCTTCCAGCGCCCTTCGTTGCTCGCGATTCATTCGATGTAAGGAGCGACGCACACCAGCGCAACAATCCCCACCCCATCGAACTGCTCGACCTCGATCTCAGGCGCCTCGAAGCAGGCCGCGCCGTTCTCATCGATCGTCACACCGCGATCGGCCGCGAGTGCCCTTAGAGCGTCCGCAGCGACCGGCAGCACGGTTGTTAGCGCCTGACCGGCGGTGATGCCGGTGCCGCACCCACCCAGGGCGAGCAGAACCAATAGATGAATCCCATGCTTTGCGCCGAGCGCCTTCGCCCCGAGCGCGGCGACCAGTGCGAGCGCCCCGCCCGACTTGCCCATGCCCTTGAGCACACCGGCTACGCCAGCGATCGAGGCGATCGCGCCGACGCCCCACTCCCACGGGCACTTGTCGAGCGCCACCAACACCGTCAACGCAACGATCGCGAACCAGTCGGTGTACGCCTCGAAGCGGACCTTCGTGCTGCTCGATGGCGGCAGGGACGCGGGAAGCACAACGGGTCCGGGCGGCAAGTCAGCGTTCGGCATTGGGAACCTCCAGGCGTTTCAGGGATCCGTCGCTCGCAGGAACCCGAACGGTCGCCTTGTCAGTCGGCGCGTCCTGCGTCGCCCATCCTGCGCGAACCATCAGCCCGTCCATGGCCGCGATGATTTCCGGGGCGCAGTCGTCCGCGAACGTCAGGTCCTGCTCGACCACGGGTCCGTCGATCGCGATGCCCGTGGACGGGTCGCGAGCGAACTCCGCGAACTGCGCCCGGACCGCCTTGGACTCGAACGCGAACGGGCGTGTATAGCGCTTGACGATCATTCTGTTTTGAACCTGTGCAGAGGCGTGCACCGAACGGTGTTGCTGCCCGTGCCCTGCGTGTGCGGGTTGTAGGTTGTTGGCGACGTCGATGCTGCGATCGACGTCGTGAACTCGGTGGGCGCGGTGTTCGCGGACATGGCGGTGTTCCACATGTTAAACGAATCGGTATTGTAGAGATCCTGATACCAGTCCGTCCCTGCGGTGTGCCCGTAAAGCACCGCGTAGTAACCGGCCTTGATCACGTACGTCCCGCCGAGACTTGTGCTCTTTACGCCCGACCCCGACCACGGAACATCGACCTGAAAAATCTTGTCCATGTTGCCGTCGAGGATGGTCGCGTCGCTGGCCTGAAGTACAACGTGGCGCACGTTGCCGGACGCGCCGATGCCCGTCCGCACAACCATGTGAGTGCACGTAATGTCGTGCGGCGTGTAGAAGATCGCGCCGTAGAAGTTCGCATCGGTGCGGAATGAGTTCAGGATCTCCGTATCCGTGACGGCCTGGACTGGCCAGCCTTCGCTAGCGGTTTCCTCTGGTGCCGCGCCCGCTGCGCCGAGATCCTTCCACGTCGTGTTCGCGTCGCCCGATCCGTTGTTGACGTACGTGGACGAGGACGTGCCGTTGTCGCGCAGGTACAGGTCGCCGGGGTTCGCGGAGATGGTGCCGCTCGGGTCTTGCGTGCCGACGAACACGCGAACCTTCGAGCCGTTCGTACCCGTCTGCTCGAAACTCGCGATCGGGACCGTGTCCGCGCCCGCGTCTTTGACCGTGAACCGCTCGCCGGGGACGTTGTTGCCTATGCCGACGCGCCCGGTAGTACCCCGAACGCTAATGATCTCGCCCGCCGGAGTAGCCGCAGCGTTCGCGACCTCGTTAATCTGGAAACGATTCGCGGAGTTGATCACAGCCCAGTCCGAACTGCTCACGCCAGCCGCTTTCAATCGGAGCTGCACTGATTGTGTCGTGCCGTTCGTGCTCTCGATCATTGCGATCAGAGTTGCGAGATCCGCATCCGACACGTACAGCCGGTGCAGCGGACTCGCGCCAACGCCTAGCTTCCCCGAGACCTTGTGATCGACACTCATGCTAGTTGTTCCTCACGATCAAGGATCCGTCCGCGTTTGAAATACCGTCGCCATCGGATGCGAACGCCGCTTTACCTGCGAGCAACGGCAATGTGATGCCTGCGGAGTAGTCGCTACCAGGCACTGCGCCGTCGAGCGTCGGCGCAGCCGTGAGGAATATCTCGCCACCCTTCGCGTCGATGACGAGCCCGCCAGGCGTCCCGATGAACGCCCCGGCAGTGATCATTCCGTCACGGCGCGCCTTGAGCAACGGGCCAGTCGAGGCGATTAGCGTGGGGCCGCCGGTGATGAGTGCCGTGCCGTTGTCACGCGCCTCGATCGCCGCGCCTGCCCCTGTGTTTTCGATCTCGACGTTGCTCGTCTGCACGACAAAGGTTCCGGAGAACGAACAGGTCACGGCGGGACCCGCTTCGGAGACACCGATGCGGCCGCCACTCATCGTGAGGTAAGCGCCGACGCCGACGCTGACCGGCTTGTCCGAAACGATGTAGCCGCTACTCTCGACGAACTCCGAGACAATCGGCCACGCGCCCGTGACGTAGATTCCCCAGCCGATCCAATCGGCATTCAGCGCAGCGCCGAACAGATCGACGGGGTAGGCACCCGTGTCGAACAGGGTCTCCTTGCCGAAGAACTGCGGCTGTCCTGCCTGGAGGATGTACGCGGTGGATGCGTCCAGTTCGACGCCGTAGTACGCGGCGACCGCGTCGAGGGCGATCTGAGAAAGGAGCGAACTGGTCGTCAGCTTGAGTTGAGCGAACGCAACCGCGGGCGCTCCCGAGGGAGCGGTGAAACCGCCGCTCGGTGCAGACGGCGCGATGATTTGAATGGACGCGACGACGTTGAGCGTGACCGCAGCCCGCACGACGCGGTAGGTGCTCGCGCTCGTCGGCGCGACGGCGAAGTTTTTGGAGAACGTGAACGTGGTGGCGGTGTTGCGCCTGACCATCCCGCGCTGACCGACGCCGGGGCCTGCGGTGATCAGGACGGTCTGACCCTTGAACGCGTCCGGAGTGAGCCCGCCGCCGACCTTTACGATCTGCGATGCGCTGGTCCCGGTGTCGGCGAGTTCCGCCGCCTGTGTCTCAGTGAACCCGTCGCCGGTTCCGCCACCGTCGCCAATAAACCCGATGGGAGCGCTCACCGTTCGCGTGAACGAATCGAGCGTGTATGACCCGTCGCCCATGTGGATGACGACCGCATGTTTCACGTCGTCGGGCGTGCGCTTGAGCGCTTCGGTAACCGTCTTGAGCGGTGCCCCGCTCGTGCCCGCGTTCGCGTCGTTGCCGTCAGCGTCGCGGACGTACAGGCCGATCGAGTCGGCAGTCGCAAGGACCATCTGCCGCCACCCGGTGACGGTGCCCAGGTACCACCCAGGGAACGCGCCCCCGGTCTGATAGACAACGCGAGCGCGGTCAGCCGCCGTTTGCACGATGGCGTTACGCGCAGACTCGTCCGCGACCGCGTTGAATCCCTCGATCGTGTGATTTCCACGATTGCCCGACGGGTGGTCGGTCGATACGAGTTCGCCGTGTTCCTTGACCGTCATGCCGTGCCTGCCACCACCTGAATCGCGTTCGCACAAACAAGGTTTGTGAGACCGTCTGCGATTACCTCAACCTGCGGAGTCACGACCGGACTCGGGTCCCCGAACAACGGCCCGCGCAGGCTGCGACGAATGCCGAAGCCCGCCGCCCGTCTGTTGGCCGAGTTGCTCACGGACCAGAGATCCACCAAAGGAAATCGCCCGCCACGGGCATCGTCACCCGCAGATAACGAAGTGTGCTGCGGTTGGCGCGGAACTGAACCGACTGACCTGCCGCGAAGTACGCCTTGTTGGTCGGAACACCGACGGCGCTCGTGCCCATCAGGTAGTTGAAGTCCTGCGTCGCGTTGATGGTGATCCACATGTGCATGACGTCGTCGCCGACGCCTGCGAACAGATCTTCCGCGACGGACGTTGCACCCGCGCCGAGCGCCTGCTCGGTGAGGTTGCCTGTGCTTGGCGGCCTGATTTGTGCCGCGTCCGCGAGTACTGGAGATCCACTCATTGTTCCGATCCTCTCATCCTATTTAGCGCGTCCACGATGGTCATCTTTGCCATCCGAAGGTCGCCGCTGTCAATGGCTTGACGGACGGCGTCCGCTTGTTCACCAAACATTTCGGGGTCGCGTTCGACGAGGTTTCGCATGCGGTCGAGTTGCTGTTCGGTCGTTTCCTCGCCTGCAACGGTCGATGCGCCGCCCGCGAACTGACCAGAGCGACCGCTTGCGCCGAGCGCACGGCCAGCAGACCCGACGCCCTCTGCGGTGCGCTGACCGCCGCGCAACGCCGTTGCCGCAATGTCCGAGCCGTAGCGCTTCATGGTTTCGTACCCGACGCCGCCACCGAAATGACCTGACGCCATCGCGGGCAGGCTGACCACGGCGTTGCCCGACTCCTGTGATGCTCGTTTGCCCGAGATACCCGCAACGTCCTTCGCCATGCCGTACTGCGGACGCGCCGCGAGGTACGCCTGCGAAGTCTCAGGCAATGCCTGCTCCGTCATCGTCGTTTCCAGGGCGTTACGCGGGACACGCAACGCGCCGCGATGAACCCGATGCGCTCGCGCATCCTTCATCGGCGTCCCCGCGTGCGGCGGGAAGCCCGCAGATTCCTTGTACGAATCCTTGAGCCCTTGAAGTTGTCGCGGGGTGAAATATTCGTCGGGGTGCTTGCGCGCCTTCGCGATCAACCCGTCAACGATGCGTCGCATGCTTGCTTCGGCAGTTGTGTTGTCGGGGATCGTTCCCTTGTATTGCGACAACTGCCTGATGAACGTGGACTTCGGGAAGCCGTACACCTGTTGCGTTGCGTCGTCCACGGACTGCCCGATGATGTTGCCAAGTTTTTCGACCAGCGGTCGTGCGTTCGCCGCGTACGTCGCAGGTCCAGACGGAGCGAGTGCGCCGAGCAACGTGCCGTACACCAGGCCCTCCTTGCCGCCCTCCTTCGCGCCCTCCCATCGACCACCGGGCTCGGCCGACAACGCGCCGTGACCTGCGCCGACCGCCGTCCCCGCGCCTGCACCCATCGCGGTGAGTCCAAGACGCGACTGGCTGCCGGGACGCTTGTGCAGGCCCTGTTGCTCCGCGAACTCACCGAGTTCCGCGATGTAGCCTGGCCCGCGCTGACGTTCCAGGTTGGTGTGCATCGCGCCGTACCCGCCTGCCGCTTTTCCTCGCCACTGGTTCGCCGCAGCGCCCAAGTATTCGCCCACAGGCCCCGCTGCCTTCGCGAACAGTGCGCCTGCCCCCGTGAGTCCACCGCCGAACGCGGCGCCTGTCTCGGCACCTTCAAGGCCGTCCCACAGGCGATCCGCGACGTTGTCTGCCTCGCTGTGGCCCGTCGCGGAAATGCCGGAGATCGTGGCGCCCGCCTTTGCGTTCGCGAGCACACGGGCCGCGAGGGGAGCGCTGGCCGTCGAGCCGCCGCCGCTCGCGATGATCGACGGAGCCATTCCAAGGATCTCACCACCGCCGTACAACACAGGCGATCGATCGCGAGACTCCTGATTCGCGGCTCGCATGGACTCCTGCATCGACTCCTGCGCGCTACCTGCCGCGTACTCGCGAGGGATTCCCGTGCCGTCGTCGATCTCGGGAACCAGGCGCGAGGCAATCTCCTCTCCGAATCCGTACGTCGCGCCTTGAGCCGCGCCGCGTGCGGTGTCGAGCGCACCCTCGCCGATGGCTTCGCCCGCGTCACTCGCGTATTCGCCGCCAACGTGCGCGGCGTCGCCTGCGAAGTCTGCAACGTCCTGACCGACGCCCTTCATTCCGGTGAGTGCGCGTTGCCAAATGTTCTGCTCGGGCGGCGGCTGTCGAACGGGCGCGGGCGGTGCCACGACCGGCTCGCGTTGCCCCGTTTCCATGTTCCAATCGCCTCCGCCTTCGGGACCCTCCGTGATGCCCGTGACCGCGTTGAAAGCGCCCTCGGGTTCAGGCGCTTCGATCGCGGCCGCTTCGACAGCAACAGCAGGCGCGGCGTCGCCGCCGCCCGGCGCGTCAGTGGGGTCCCACGTGGTCGAGTTGTCGTTGGACACGTACCACTGGCCGTCTTTTGCTTGTCTATATGTTGGGGGCATGGCTCACCATTCAATCTGGTCGGTACGAAACTGTCCGGCCTTTTTTGCGGCTGGTTCGGCGTCGTCGCTTTCGACCGCTTCGCCGCGCACGCCGCCCCAGTGCTTGCGGCTGTAGTCGTCTTCGCCGACGCCCTTGGTGTAGTTAATGTCACCGAGTTCGTCGGGGCGCGTCATTTGCAGACCGTAACCCTGCAAGATCCCCTGGCCGTTCTTCATCAGCATATTATGGAGACCCTCAAGCTGGGGTTCGGACCACCACCTCAACGTGGTGCGGATCTTGGGAAGCTCACGCTTGATCTCTTGGCGCGACTCTTTGTCACCGACGCCCATGCCAGAAATCTTCAGGATGATCCCCTGGTGCTCGTCGCGCAGAAAGTCGAACTCCTTTGCAATGCGGATCGCTTTCTGACTCCCGCGCTGCACGAACGGGATCGCCGAATACATGCGGTCAAGTCTTTGCATCCGAGCGCTCGCGTGCATTGCGCGGTTGACGGTGCCGATCTCGCGCTCGACCGCTGCCGAGCCACGCTTATTGATCACGTCGCCATATCGACCGGGGATCCGAACGCTCAACCCGGTGTGCTCGTTCGCCATGTTGAAGTCTTCGATCTGCTGCGCTCGCTTCGCGGGCGACGCGGCGACTCCACCGCGTGCCTCGTCGCGCTGCCACTTCTGGATGTCCTTCGACAACGCGATCTCGGCCTTCGCCCGTTCCTTCGACGAGGTCAGCCGAGAGATCGCACCCACTCGCGTTGACCACGCCGGATCGAGTTCGTCCACGCCGAGTTGCTCTTTGAGCGCGCCAGACAACCGCGCCTGCACTTCGCCCGAACCCTCTGGTCCACCCTCGGTGCCCATCGGTCGCCTCGCGGGACCAGGACCGCTTCGACCCTGACCGCCGCGCCGACTCTTCGTCGGGTTTGCGAGGTTCCAGGCGTGAGTCTCCTGCGACCGCTTGTCGCGGTTCGCTCGCGCCTCTGCGGCGGTCATGCCGGGTGCTGGCCTCGCGCCTCCTGCGCGCTCGAACGCCTCGCGTCGGGACATTTTCGTGTCACCGCCGGGCACCACGATCCTCTGCTCACGCGGACCGATCTGTCCGTATGCCTGACCGAAGATTTGCTGTGCGCGGGCGTCTGCCAACGGCAGCGGACGCGGACCGTCCTGGACGTACTCACGCCGGTCGTCGTACTTCTGCGCCTTCACCTCGGGTGAGTCGGACGCCAGTGGCCACGGTGCCTCTGCGGCGTCGGTGCCCTCGGCATAGCCGGGGTCGGCGAGCGCCTGGAACCCCGCGTCCATTTGACCGAGTTCGCCGGGAGTCATGCGCTCCGACGAATAGTTCGGCGTGCCCATGTAGAACCGATCGTTGTCGTCGGCGAGCGACTCCACCGGAGGCGGCGACCCTGCGCCATACGGACCGGGCGACCGCAGCGCTTGGTTGACCAACTGCACGTTCTGGGGTGGCTCGCTCAACTCCTGCAAACCGATCGCGAGCCTCTGCGCCTGCTCGCCCGCCGGATCCTCGACGCCCTCGGGTGCGCCAAGTTGCGACAGGTACGCGTCGATTCCGGACGCGCCACTGCTTACGGGGTATTCGTCCTCGTCCTCGTCGGGGAGATACGGTTGATATGGAAGGCGTGCCATTAGAAAGGTCCCAATCCCCAGCCGAAGAGGCCGTCGTCGTCGTCGTCCTTGCCCAGCTTACCGGCCGCGTCTTCGGCCTGCCTTGCTCCGGCGATCGCACCGAGTGTGCTTGCGGTAGACTGCGCTCCCGCCGTCCCGACGCCAGCCTGCGCAAGCGTGCCGCGTTCGTCCAACCGCTGACCGGCGGTGTCGTAGTTATAGCGGTCGGCCACGGCGCCGAACTGCCGGTCGCCGATATCCTTGCTTCGCCCCCAGCGGTCGCGGTTCTCTTCCTGCCTCGTCCGCGTTTTATATTTGTCGTAGTCCTGACGCAGGTTGCGGTTGAATCGTTGCGCGTCGTCCGCTGCGGTGCCGCGCTTGTATTGCTCTCCGAAGGAGTCGCGCCGAATGTCGCCTGCGAGCCCGCCGTAATCGCGGAGCGCACTTTCGGAGCGATCGATCGCCATGCCTGACGCCGCGAGGTCTTCCAGCATGCGCCGGTCAGCGCCCTCCTGTTGCGCGGCGAGTCCCGCCTGCATCTCCGCACCCGCGCCGCCGAAGCCACGAGCACGGGCCGACGAGAGGGCGGCACCACGCGCACCTCGGAGGTCTTGCTCCTGCCCGCGCCGGTTGAGTTCAAAAATCGCCTGCTCTTTGTCGGTGATCTCCGGATCGATGCGGTCGCCGAGTTCACTTAGCGCCCGTTTCTGCGCCCGCATCGCCGTCTTGTCGGCCCGTGCGTTCGCTGCCTTGCTTTTGTAACCGCCGACGAACTTCTCGGCCTTGATGGGCTTCAGGTTGTTTTCCTCGCGGATCATGTTCGCGAGAATGTGCATGTTGGACTTGGTCGCGTCGTTGCCCGCGATCTGGAGGGTGTCCTTCCCCGTCGTGATCATTTCATCGATCGCGGCTTCGTTCTTTTCGTACTGGTCCCGCGTCAGGTTGAGCGCCTCCATGAGGTACTCCTCGAAGCCGCCCTTGTTCAGCCGTGCCGCCTCTTCCTTGACCGCTACGCCGAACGCGAGTTTTTCGGAGGGCGTCATGTCGTCTTCATATGTGGGCATCGAGTTCCTTCGATCTCTATAACAGGTTTAGGGCAGGTGGTCCTGGCTGAACGTGCCCCAATAGTTTTCTCCGTCGTAGTCGAAAACCAGTTTGTCCCGCGAATCGATCGCGGCAGTGATCACCGGCGGCGTTCCGCCCGGCCACAAAACATTCGTGTCCCAGCCCGCGACCGTGTTGGACGCGGTCCCCTGCTCGACGAACAGCACAACGCGACACACCCCCGGCGGGTCGATGAACTGCACGAGCGTGGCGCTTTGGTGCAACACCACCTTCTGGAACTGACCTTGTCCCCAGTCCACTTGCAGCGTCGGCACTTCGTCCAGCACCGCCGCCACGCTCGGCGCGTCGCCGTAGGTCGCCGTCACCGCATTGACGACGTCCTGCGCGCCAACGTCGAGCACCCCCGTCAGAGCGCCGTTCGTGCCGTCCAGCGCCACACTCTCGCGGCCCGCACGCAGGACGTCGCGGGCAAGGTCCCCGACCTGTTGAGCGAGTTCCTCCATGGTCTCCGCGTAGCGCACTCGCTTGCGGATCTCGAACGGGACTTCGGCCATCAGGCTCCACCGTTTGGTGCCTTCCCGGTGACTGACCCGGTGCGATCTGTTTTCGGATCGACGCGAATCACGAGACCGTCAAGCGCCCACTCCGCAGTGTCTGCGGTGCAAAGCATTTGAAACCAAAACTGCGTCGCAAGACCGGCCTGCGCGCCGACAGAAACCTTGTGCGGAGAAGGGTCCTCGTCCGAGATGTTGATCACCTCGACGGAACTCGACTGACCGCCGCCAGCGGCGCTGTCCACAAAGGAGTTGCAGGTCGGCGTGATCACGGCCGTCGTCCCCGCAGCCTGGAACAACAACACCACCTCGCGGAACTGCTTGAGCATGCCTGGCTCGCCGCTGCCAGAACGATTCAGGATGAAGTTCGCGTCCCCCTGGTTCAACTGCGGCAACGCCTGATTGACCGTCTGGAACTTCTGCATTGAATCGCCAGCACCCAGCTCTTCCATGAACACGAGGGTATTTTGGTCCTGGCTGTAGTGGACGCAAGCGACGGCCAGCGTGCACCGCGACCACTCATCGTTTGCAATGTTGTAGACGTAGTATTCGCCTCGATAGTCCTCACCGTCAGTGAACTCCGGGCGCAGCCACACCTCGCCGTGGAAGTTTTCGATCTGGAGTTCGCCCGTAAAGTTGAATAGCGCCGTGACTTGGTCGGTCACGCGATCGGCGTACGCCTTCTCAAGCGGCCGCTTGAGTTGCGGCGACAGGTTGCGAATGCCCGCGTCCCCGATCTCCAGCACTCCGCGATTCGTCCACGCGTAGATCGAGCTACCGAATCGCGCCACCGCATTCACGCTCGCCAGGTGCGTTGCCTCAAGGACGACGTCCACCACCAGGTTGGAATCAAACCCGCTGATTCGGTAGACGCGCCCCTCGGTCGAGAATGCGTACATGGTCTCGGCAGTGGAGATCAATCGCAGGAGCGTCCCGTTGCCGAGGGTCTCGCGGTTGCCGAGCGGCCAGTGGTCGGGCTGGTTGTTCGCGCACCACCCGAGTCGGTTTTCTTCGATCTGCGCCGTCGAGTCGGTGTCGGACCCCGTGAAGTCCTCCAGGGGTGGCGAGTATTTATCGCCGTTCGTCGCTCTGACGCCGAAGGCATCGTCTGCGGCATCGATCCCCGCGTAGTGGCGAGCAATCGTGAAGGCGATCCCCGATTGGTTGTCGATCCCACCACCCGTGAGCCCGAGCAGTGCGCGGGAAAAAATAATCTCGTACACGTACGACGCCTGCGAGTGCAGGAAGACGTACAGGGTGATCGGAAGTTGCATCGAATACTTGGTGCCGTCGATCTCGATTTGGTCGATCACCGTCGTCGTCGCAGGTGTGCCAGTCGCGTTCTGGTCCATCGTGATCGTGCCCGGCACAGCCGACAGCACCCGAGTCCCGGCGGGCCACCCCCCGCTCGTGACAAGCTGGCCGACCGCAATCCCTTTGTCGTCAGTCGCGGAAACGCCCGTGACGGTCGCGAGACCGATCACCACAGTCCCCGTGACCGTGCGCTCCCCAATCCCGTTGGCTCGCTCGGTGGACGTCGTCAGCACGCCCCACGGCACGCCGACATACAGCGTGATGCTCTGCCGCTCACGCTCCACGATGCCGTACAACGTTCCGCGATACTCGGTGACGTCGCGCAAGCGCGGCGACTGGTAGCGGGCTGCCGCGATGCCCTGCTCGCCCGTGTTCGTGTACAGCGCCTCCCCGAGTTCGTCGTCTTTGATTCGGTCGATGATGGTAACGGTACGCGTGGTCAATGCGGTTGCATCGACAACGGCACTCCCGACCAGAAAGCAGCGGCCGCCGGGGTCGCGGTCGCCCACTACCGTTCGCGTTCGGTACAGTTCAACGGTGAGCGTCGAGCCCGCCACCAGTTCGATCTCCTCAAGCCCCGTCGCCCATCCGATTTGCAGCGCCATGTTGCGGACGCTCGCGTCAATGTTCTTGACGCGGATCAGGTTGCTCGGCGGACTCGTGTACTCGGGAGTAAATCCGTCGTCAAACGTGCGTTTGAAGATGGCGCGGTAGTTCGCCTCAGCCCCGATGGGGTACGCCCGCCCGTCGGACGCGGGGATCAATGCACCGATGACGCCCATCGGCGTAGACAGGCCGCTACGCTGTGCGAGCGTGGGCGTCGCCACGTTCATGCGGAGCAGGTTGTTGCGGGACGTCACATACTGGCGCCCATCCTGCGAGTTGGACCCCGGGTAGTACACGGCCTGGACTCGCCCCGAATCGTACTTCGGAGGGCTGCCGTGCAGGCTGACGTCCGACACCACGCCCGCGTCAACGGTCACCCACTTGGTGAGCCACGTGTCGGAGTCGTCGTCCTTCTCGCCGACCAAAAGCATCTTGTTCGGGCGAGCGGGAAACATCCGGCGCGGGAGGTAGTCCGTCGGCAGTGGCGTATTGACCACCTGATCGTCGGCGGGCAGCGGCTCAAGAACACCGGGCTTGCGGAAGACGATGTTGTCGCACCGCTGCATTGAACCCGGCGGCGAGACACCGAGCGGACCGGGGGTGATCCACAAGCCACGCAGCGGTGCAAGTTTGATGTCGGCCATCAGAGCCTCGCTGGCGGCGTCCAGCGGCGGTGCGCTCGCAGTACGCCGTAGCGCGGGACGAACGGCGTGGCGAGGTCGCGGACGCGAGGCTCCAGCATTTCTTTCAGGCGCTCCACGTCGCTCTGAACCTTCGACGCCAGCGCCATCGCCTTATCAACCGTGCCCATGTCCGACAGAATCACAACCGCAGCGGCGTCGGCCAACGTGCGATGAAACTCCTGCGGCAGCATCGTCGGCCACTCGCTTTCCTCTTCGCCGCGAACGAAGTCCCCGATCTGGATACGCGACAGGTCAGTGCCAGCGGGAACCGTGATGACGAGGCCGGTCACGTCTTCCGCCAGGATGCTGACCAGATGCAGTTCGTGGGAACCGTTCGGCGCGATCACGTCGATTGTGTCATTGGTTGCCAGCGTCGATTCGCTCGCTAGCACGACAGGCAGCACCGCGACGGTGATGGTGAGCGCAACCGGATCGACAGCGGTGACCTTGCCCGTGAGGTTCGTCGCCTGCTTTTCCACGATCTTGCTCGCCCGAAGTTTGTACCACTGGCGCAACGTCCAGCCGCCGACGCTCACACTCGGCACAAGCCGCAGGAAGTCGGCGTTGTCTACGAACCCGTTGGGCTCGCCAGGTGACCCGACAAGGTCCGCGTGGTCGCGTTGCGTGACTTCGACCATCGGGCGTATCTGACCGCCAGGCTCGGCAGCCTCGACCGTCACAAGCCCCGCCACAAGCGCACGCGGGGGGATGCGGTACACGTCCGTGCCGACGGCCAGCGGGGTTTCAAGCAACTGTTGGCCGTAGCCGTTGCCTGCTCGCTTGATCGGCTCTTGGAAGATCGTCCGCAACGCGTCGGTGAGTTCCTGACGGATGCGCCCGGTGGAGTAGTCGGGGTGGGTGTCCGAGATGCGCGCCGCGATACGCACCGCTGCGGTCAGTTCTACCTCGTCCATCTCACCCTCCCGTCAGTAACCGCCGCCGTACCCACCGCCGCCACCGTAGCGGCGACGCATTTGCTCCTCTTCGTCCATCGGAGGGTTGTTGGCGTAGTCCTGATCAATCGCGGACGCCTGACCCGGTGCCGTGGTGTTCGCACCACCACCACCACCACCACCGATGTTCTTGCCCGCGAAGTCCGCAACCCGCATGACGTTGGCCCGCTGCGCCGCGTCGTCCTGCGCGCCCTGACGTGATAGCAACTGGGCGGCCTGCACATTGTAGGTGGGCGCGCCCAGTGACCGTGCGGAAGCCGCCTGCATTCCGGCGGCTGCCTCTCGTCGCTGTTGCTCCTGCTGCTTTTGGCGTTCCTGTTCCTTGACGAACATGTCAACGCCCATTGCAGCGACGAGAGGCCAAACCATTCAGATTGCTCCTTACGCCGGAGCGGTGTCGCCGTCGGACTCGATCGAAGTCACGATGGCGGAGTGGTACGGGATTTCGATGACCGGCGCCTGATGCGAATAGATCCGCATCTGGGAACCAGCGTTGCCGTCGAGTTCCTTCCAGAACCACTCGCGGGACATTCCAAGGCGGAACGTCAGGTCAGTTGCACCGATACGCCGGAGCGTGTTGTTGCAAATGAACATGGCAATGCCCTGCTTCATGTACTCGTGGATCTGGACGTTGACCTGACCGATCGGTGACTTCACCGTCAGTTGGGACATGCCCGTTTGCTTGATGTCCATCGGCTGGATGTACCGATCGATGGCGTCGAGTTCGTCGGTGAACTGCGCGAACTGCGCTGCGGAACACAGGTACGTTCCACCGTTCTTCGCGCCGTTGTTCTTCAACCGCGAGAACAGTTGCGCCAACTTGGCGACTGTCATCGGGGACGAAGCACCGCCAGCCGAGAAGTTGACGGCCTGCCACTGCGGGTAGACCGCAGCGTCGATGCCGAACAACGTGGTGGTGTTTTCGAGGATCGACTGGATGCCGACACAGGAATTGCCCTTCGCACCGCGAGTGAGGATCTTGTCACCCGCTGCGACGACCGCAGCACTGCCGCTCTTGAACAGCGAGATGCGGTTGATCGTCGGATCGGGCACAGCCACAACGGTCACGTCCGCAGCGCGGATCGTGGTGCCGTCGGACTGGTAGACGTCCACCAGTGCGCCGACCATCTTGTTCCACACGCCTGCACTCCAGGTGCCCTGCGTGATGTTCACGACCTGACCCGGATCGAGGTCGGGACCGGACACGGACGCGTTCACCACGGCGATTTCGTCGAGCGCTGCGGCTGCCGTTCCCGGACCGTAGAGCAACGCGAGTTCGCGGTAGAGTTCGCCACCTTCCATCATGGACTCGACCTTGTAATCGACCGCCTCCATGTAGGAACCCTCGCGACCTGCGGCCATTCGCGCCGTCACGTCGTACGGAATGTTGCCGACGAGCATGATCGTCGCGCCGTCCAACTGCGCGTTCTTCACCACCGAATCGACGGCCGTGTTCAACGCGAACGCGGTGCCGTCGGTGTTGTGAGTCACACCGTGTTCGAGTCCCAGCTTGACTGGAAAGTTGTAGTTCTCGCCGACACGTTCTGCCGTGCGGAACTTTGCGAGGCGCGCAATCGTGTCCACGCTCGGAAGCGGGTTCACGTACGGGCCATACCGACGCTTGAGTAGCGCCTGGATGTTGTTCAATGCGGACACTGGAATCTCCTGGGTGAATCGCCGAGGAAATCTCGGCTACCTGTTCGCCCCATTCGTTCAGCGTCCGCACAGTCGGTGATCTTGCTGGTTGTCCCTCTCGGGGTCCTGCCGCCAGTCCGCTGTGCTTTCCTCGCGATTGGTCTACGGCACGGTCGCACGGCGCAATCGAGCCGTCAAGCCCGTCGCCGCTCGCGGGTCGCCTCGATGTGAGCGCGGAAGTCCTGAACGGTCCCGGCCTTGCGCGAAACAGCGGCGTTCCCGCCGCCAGGTGCCACCCCACGGGGCGGGGGCGCTCGCCGTGCGGGTTGCGCTGGGGGTGCGCCGGGTTCGCCAGAGAGGGGTCCTGGTGTGGGGCGTTGTCCCACCTGGTACTCCTGCGCCATGCGGATCAGATCTTCCCGAGTCGCTCCGGCAGCGTCCAGCGCAATCTTCGCGGTCAGGTCGCCCGACTGCCAGAACGCCCGCAAGTGGTCGTCGAAAATGCGACGCGCCGTCGGGCCGTCTGTGATCTTGGATTGCGCGAACGCGGGGGTTCGCATGCTCGCGACGCGTTCCTCCATTCGCGCCTGTGACTGCTCCTCCTTCGTTCCGGCAAGCTGCTGCTGCTCGGCTCGCTGCCGCAGTCGAGACATGCGCTCGCGCCGCTCAGCTTCCCGCGCACGCCGGGACAGGTCGCGTTCGCGTGGGGTCATGTCGGCTTCGCTCGCGTACATCGACGCGACGGGCTCCAGCACGGCCTCAATGTCGATGCCGAGAAGTTCGAGGTCGTCGGCCATCGATGAAGGGTTTTTCTTCCAACCGTCAACCATGCCCGCGAACGCGCCTTGAGTTTGCTGAAACTGTTGACGCTCACCGCGCAGGTCGTTCAGCTTGCGCGAGTAATCGCTCTGGCGCATTGCGCTGTCGCGGTAGTCGGACAGGCTGATGGTTTCCTCCATGCCGTCGCGGGTGATCTTGACCTTGAGTTGGTCCATCAACGCGTCAGGCACAACGCCCTCGCTCTCCGTCAGCGCTTCGATGAACTCCTCGCGTGGCATGCCGAACAGTTCGTCCTGTTGATCGTCGCCCTCGTCGAACCCGTCTTCGGGTGCTGCCGCGAGTTCAGACTCGTCCACGTAGTCTGCATCGGCGTTCGACGCGTCAACGAGGTCCGTGTCCGCTGCCGCATCGTTGTCGCCGACGGGCTCGCCGGGTGCGCGTCGCCCTTCCATGCGTCCGCGAAAGTCTGCGGGCTCCGCGTCTGGGGTGCCGACTTGTTCTACGCCTTCTGAGATTGGTTCCATCGTGCCCTCCTAGTTATTGAGTGTGGGTTCTGGCGGCTTCGCGGGTTCGGGTAGACCGATTCCGGTGTCCGCTGCCTTCTCGGTGAGCTTGCCTGACTTCATCGCACTCGCGGGGATGTTCTCCTCGCTCGTCGGTGTCGTCATTGGCGCGACAGCCGCAGGCGGTGGGAACTTCAACAGCGCCGCAAGCGTCGGGGGAATGTCCTGATACGTGGTCATGTGCCAACGAATGTGTGCGAGCACCGCCAAGCGGACCTTCGGATCGTTCAGTGCTTCGGGCGTTGATAGTTCCGCGACGTGTTCCGGTACGTGCAGGAACGGGTTGTCTGTCGGCAGCACCGGGCACTCGGGCGTGATCTCCATCGGGGGACCAGGCTGCGCAGGCGCAATCGTTTGACCAGTCATGGGATCGATCTGCTCGGGTATGTCGGGGCCGGGCACCTCTTGAACGGTGACCTCGCCCGCTGCCAGCTTTTCGTTCTCCCACCTGATGCGCTCCAGCGCGGCACGGGACGCCCGATACAGCGGCGTGACTTGGCCCGTAGTAATGATTTCGATCGCCTGCTCGGGCGTCTGGATCGCACCAGGCACGTCCTTGAGGAAGTTCGCAACTTCGATCTGGCCTGCACGCGAACGAATCGAAGCCGGGACGGGCTTCATGCGGACGCGACGCATCGGACGCAACAGGTCAGCGCGGAACTCCTTGATCGCGGTGCGCTGGTGTTGCCCCGCCATCTCCAGCACAAGGAACTCGGGCGCTTTGCCGCGAATCAGATCCAGCATCATGTTCGCCACCTTCTCGCGGTGTTCGTCGAGCGCGGCCTGTCGTCCCTGCTGGTAGTCCTCTGCGATGCTCGCGAACAGCGCGGCCATCGTGCCGCTCTTGATGTTGCTCGACGGATCGCCACGCGTGACGGAGTTTTGCCCCGACACGTTCTGCATTTTTTTGTCGATCCAACTCAAGAACCACTGACCGCCTGCCGCGACTTCGGCAAGCTGCAACGCCGCTGGTGGATCTGCGCCTGTCGGTTTGCGGATCAGGTACATGCCGTTCGCGAGTTGCTCCTCGCTGAACTCGGTCCCCTTGTCCGCGACGATCGACTGACGACCGAACGTCGAGAGGTTCGTGGCAATGTCCGACGTGAGTTGCGTGGCCATCTGATTCAGGACGACCAGATCCCATGAGTCGGAATACCCGAGCGCACTGCCGACGAACTCAGCGGGCTGGTAACGCAACGCTGGCAAGCCGCCATCGTGCCCCTCGTCCACACAAACTGCCTCGTCGATGCAGCACACATACCGACCCTTCGGCATCGCAGGACACGCCTTGTGGTAGAAATGGCTGACGATAATATCGTCGTCGCTCACTTCCCCATCGTCGAAACCGAACAGCGCCTCGTACCCCGTTGACTGGTGCGCGTTCGCCGACATTATCTGCTGGTATAGCTCGGGAGTTTCGAAGCGCTCGCCGCTCTCCTCGTCGATCTCATACCCGTACTGCTCCAACATTTCCCATCGGCTGCGGCGCTCGCGAACAATCACCCACAACAGTTCGTCCTCGAACTCGGTCGTCGGGTCAGTGATCACCTGCCACGGCGGCAGCACCTTCGCGACGATCGATGGCGTCGGCTCGGAGTCCGTCTCGGGAGTGACCGTGCCGTCGGGCAGAATCACGGGACGTTCGATCACCTCGCCGCCCTCCTCGTCCCATTGCAACCACGTCCACATCGTCGCGAACAGTTCGCCGCGCTCCACAAGCCGACGTTCCTTTGTCTCGCCGTACCACTTGCGATAGATCGCCTCCATCACGGACTCGCACAGATCGACCTGCCGTTCGCTGATGGACTCTGACGACGTCGTCGAGGCTTCAAACGCGGGGCGTTGTTTCGTCGCGTTGGTCACCGCGAGTCGGATGTAGCTGCGGACCTCGTTGACACGGAAGCGCACCAGTTCCCCTTGATCGCCTTCCAGCGCGATCGATGCCGCGTCGAACCCGAGCAACGCACTCGGCTGGATGCCGTAATACTCCGCGAGCATGGACAGCCACATATCGATGTAGCCGCGTCGCTCCGCGAACGTGTACCAGCGTTGCTCGCGGGTCTTGAGGGTTTCGCATAGCTCGGAGCCCTCGGCCTTCGCCCAGTACCCGCCGTCAGCGTTTCGATCGTCATGTGCCATCGTCTACCGTCCTGCCCATCGAGGCTTCCTGGCGAAGGTGCTGTTGAATGCGCTCGCGGTGTCGCTCGCGGTGCTCTGGTGCATGACCGCTCGCTGCAACGTCGGGTTCAGGATGTAAGCCGGTGGCTTCGGGTTGTGTGCGCGATCCACGAAGCGGACCAAATACCTCAGCGCATCGATCAAGTCAAAGTGCCCGTACAGTTCAGAGCGCAGGTAGTCGGTGCGGTGCTTGTTCCAGGAGCCCTCTTGCAGGTGCTCGATCAACAGCGCACCGCCCTCCTCATCGATCTCGATGCGGTCGTTGTAGAACCAGTCGCGGAGCGTGTACAGGCTCGCCTCTTTGCTGTCGCCCTTGTATGCCTTCGAAATGTTGATCCCGTGATCAGTCTGCAAGTCCGACAGCAAGCGCAGGTCCGTGTCGCTCACTCGACCGTACGGCGCGTTGCATATGTCGGTGCCGTTCCACCACTTGGTGTCGCTCCACAGTTCGCGCTCGGTGTCTTGCCACACCTTCGCCACTTCGGCTGTACCGGCCGCCTTGCCCCTCTCGGCCCATGAACGCTGGACGCATAGTTTCGCACGCGGCGCATCCCAGAACGCCCACACGATCCCGCAGAGGTCACGCATGCCGGGATCTGCCGCGCTGTACGTTGCAGCCCACTCAGGCGCTTCGATGTGATCGACAACGTGGCGTCGTGGATCGAACTCGGGCACCAGCGCCGTCGCCTCGTCGCGGACACGCTCGCCGAAATACTCGCGACGGCAACGGGGATGGTCGCGTCCCCCTGCCGCGTCGATGAAATGTTCCCGCTCCTCGTCGTCCAGCAACGGGTTGTTGTCGATCGTGCGGAACACCCACGCCTTGCGTTGCTTTGCGTCGGGGATAAACACCTTGTCGTACGGATGGTTCGGCGTGTCGGGTGCTGTGCTTTGGAGAATCAATCGCGCACCGTCACGCCCCTGGAACTGCGGGTAGATAACCGACGCCACCGTTTCTTCGAGGTGCTGAACGAACCCCGCTTCGGTGACTACCGCGCCGTCGCTTCCACGTCCGCGCAACCCGTTGGGGTTCTTGTCGATGCCGACCAGCTTGATCACTGACCCGTTCGGGAAGTAGTAGCCGTGCGTTTCGCCCATGCGTGCGGTGCGGTAGCGCGGTTCCATGTCTTCCGGACACTCGCCGAGCGACAGGATGTTCCGCATGAGCGGTACCACGATCTCGCCAATGTCCTTCGCGAACGCGGTGGCGTATGTGTGAACTGATCCCGGCTGACGGATCGCGTCCTCTAGTTTGATCACCAAGCACAGCCAGTCCTTGCCGTAGCGTCGAGCGCAATCGAATACGAACAGGCGCCTGAACAGCCCCTCCTTCGTTGTGTGCGCCGTCTTGCTCCAGTCGCGGTACTCGCGATAGCAGGCAGCTTGATCGCCGTGCAGCAACCAGAACAGTTGACCTGCGCGCCACAGGACTTCCTTCTCGTCGTCCGTTACGAGATCGACAGCCGACACCCACGGCAACGCCGCAGCGGTCTGCATCAGGACGGACCGTGTCCGTTGCCGTTACTCTTGCCGTTGCCGCTCTTGCTGCCGCCGTTGAGCCCGTGAGCGAGCAGGCGATCCATCACGCGGTCAGCCACGTCAGCGGTGTTCGCGGAGATCTCTCCGGGTGTATGCACGTCACCGATCGGCAACGCGACCACGTCCAGCTTGCTCAGGCCGCAGAGTTCAGCTTGCAGGCGCAACGCACCGAGAGCGGGCGTCAGTTGACCCTTCGACAGCGCTTCCTCGTACAGGTGTTGCGCGAGCGGCAGGAGCTTGGTCCTTGCCTTCGCTGGGGTGCCGTAGGCTTGCGCTCGATAGTGCCAGAGCATGTTCACAGCTTTGATCAGGCGACGCGCCCTACGGTCGCTCACCGAGCACCCCGTGGTGATCAGGTGCAGACGGTCGGCGGGTCGCACCGTGCGAACCATCGCCCGTTCAGTGATCGCGATGTGGCGCAGGAACGTCCGCGTGTGGACAGGCTTCCCCGCTGTCAGGTCGCCCTCGCCCGCCCGCTTCGGGTCATGCTCGCGCATCTATGCCCAGACTAGGGACAGCCAGTCGCCGCGCAGGCGCACCACAAGCGGCGAGCACACCTTGCCGAGTTCGCGCAGGAACCCCGACGGCTCGACCAGCAACGCGTCCGCGTTCCAGTGATCCGCGACGTTGATGGGCTCCGTGAGTTCGCCCCTGATCAGTGCCGCGACGACACACTCGTCGGTGAGTCGCGCCATCGGAACCTTCTCAACGACCTTCGCGCCCTCTGGCACCGACTTGTCCTTGCGCGCCTGCTTGATCATTCCCTCTTGTGCGATCACGTAGAACACCCGCGTACCTGTGGTGAGGGGTACGAACGTGGGACGCTCCTGCTCGGGCTCCGCTGGCTCCGCTCCGGGCTCCGCTTCCTCGATCTCGGTGTCTTCCGCATTGAACTTGCTCGTCCTGAACCTGGCCATGTCAGCCTCCCATTCGGATGCGGCGTGCGGCAGCAAAGCTGGACACGGCTCCGGCGCTGTTCGCGCTAATGATCTTTGCGAATCGATCCGCGATCTCTGCCTGCTCCGAGATCAATGACTCGACCCGGTCATTCAGGTCAGTCACCGCCGCGTCGGTCGCCAGCCTTCGGTCCTGCAGTACGAACCACCGACGGGCGACGTCCCACAGCAGGAGTGCCGAAATCACGACGGCCGATGCGAGTGCGTAGGAACTCATTGGTTGAAGTATAGCGGGCGCGAAGGGTCGCCTGTCAAGGTACCGTGAGTGCGGACGACCATCTGCGACTGCCACTCACGTAGCCGCTCGCGATCCCAATCCTTGAAGTGACCCGATAAATCATGGAACTCCGTGTGGCACTGGTCGCACAGCGGCATCGTCAGGTCGTCCCCGTTCTTGGTTCCCTTCCCCTTGCCCATGCCTGTCGCGTGGTGAGCACGGTTCGGCACTTCGTCAGTCGGGAAACGCCCGCAGCTACAGCAGGCAAGTCTGCGGACTCGTTGGAGGATTCGCTTGTCGCGGACGGGCTTGGTTTTCTGTTTCACGTGGAACAAGGTGATCACAGGATTTGGTAGAACTGGTTGCCACGTTTGCCATTCGCCAGTTCGGTGCCGGGGATCACCAGCACTCGCCATCGTCCTGCCGCTACGGCCCGCTGTGCGCGCCTGACGTCGGCGTCCAAGCGAGTAGCGCCCCAATGGTCGGCGCGGCCTCTGGAGGGATCCTTGACCCGTCCTGCAGCCCATTCGTCCGTGCGCTCGACGACAGCCCGCCAGCGAGGCAAGTGAGCAGACCACGACACATGGCTCGGCCAGCCACTCGGGGGCGACCCGTCCGTTGTGAGCGCTCGCACCCAGAGTTGGCGCCGTGACGGCGTGCGGTTACCCAATCCAGCGCAATACGACCGCACAGCATCGGTGAAACCAATCGCGGGAAACTTTGATTGCAGTGCGCGCCAGCGTCGAGCCAGCACCCAAGCCATCACGTCGTGGTCGGTTGTCGCGATCCATCCTGCCTCTGCTACCTGTGCGCGAGACAACCACAGCCGCGCCCTCGGCGTCCACTGTTCAGCGGGTATCGGCAATGCGTGGGTGTCAGTCGCGAACAGCGCAAGCAGGAGCACAGCCAGAGCAACGCGCCGCATTGTATCGGGTGGGGTGGTCACTCGACCTCCACGATCCGCATGCCGTACTCGTCGGCGCCGTCAGCGATCTCGACGTCGGGGCGACGCACCAGTTTGTTCTTGCGGAACGGGCGATAGTCCACGTGGTGGTGCCAGCGCTTGAACTTCCACACAAGTCGCGACACATCGGGGTGCATTGCCACCTGCATGCGTGACTTCGGCAGAGTTCCCTCCTTGTCGTAGAACTCTCCGGTGTTCCCGCCCTTCAAGGTGGAAGTCCGCACCTTGTTTTGCAGGAACGCATTGAACTGGATGGTGCACCAGCCGTCCTTCAACATTCGAAGCGACAGGTCGGTGTCCTCGTTGTAGCGCCCACGCCAACGATAGCTCAGGTCGTTGCGGATCAGATTGCAGGAGTAAATGCGGGTGTTCAGGATGAACGGCGGGAGTTTCTGTTTGCGCTTTGCGAACATCAGGTAGTTCGGTCCGGCCATGCTGACGTTGCGATAGCGGAGCACAAAGTCCTCCATGCAACGGAACGCCGTGCCGTCACTCACCTGCACACGCAGGTTGCGGTTCAATCGCCAGAAACCTTGAATGTTGTCGTCCATCACCCAATGCCACGCGTGACCGCCAGCGACGGAGTGGTCCCACGCAAAGTTGCGAGCCGCGCCGGGACCCTTGCTCTTGGTGCTGCCGAGTTTGTCGAACGTGTCGTAGCGGTCCTGATACGATTGCGGCAGCACCAGCACCGTTCCGTACGCTGGATCACATGCGGCCGCGTATGCGTCGCGTTCGGGTTGCTCGACGATCACATGGTACGGGACGCGCATTGACTCCAGCGCGGACAGCGTCAGCCGAACGTCGGCGCGTCCCTTGCTCGGGATGTACAGCGGGAACCTAGGATTCATCGTCGCTTGCGACGCGCAGGTGGGCGACAGGCTCGACCTCTGCCTGTGGGTGCCACACGTACTTGGTGTGCTCCGTGAGTTGCTGTCCGATTATTTTCGCGAACTCCGCGACGTCGTCGTCGGTTTTAAAATGCACCTTCACGGTGCGGTACGCCATCCGATCTTCCTGTTCGAACTCGGGCATGCCCTTGTTCCACTCTTCCTGGGGATCGATCACCGTATCCTCGAAGGCGCCTGCAATGCGGTCCAGGTCGGTGCCCGTCCAGCCTGCAATCTCCACGTCCTCGGGGTCGAGTTGCGCCAGCACCGCGTTCAGCAACGGCGCGTCCCATACTGCCATTTCGTTCAGGCGATTGTCGGCCAGCGCCAGAGCATGGGCCTCGTCCTCGCTCCACGCGCCAAAGCGAACAGGCACCTCGTTAGTCTCCACGCTCCTGACAGCGTCCGTGTGCCAGCCGATTCGTTCGTCGGGTGTCAGTGACTCCCACAAAGTTCGCAGGTACTCGACGGCCTTCAGGCGCGTGTGACCAGCGACCACTTCGCCGTGCTCGCGAGCGAGGATCACCGACCCCCAGCCGAACCTGCGGATTGATTCTGCGACTTTGCGCACAGGCTCGCCATCGTTCTGACGCGGGTTCCCTGCCCACGGCGTCAGTCCATCGGCTGAAACCCATTCAGCGGCGGCACTCATGGAACGGAGTCAATCACGGAGCGTCGTCGGTGGCAAGGCTGTTGGGGTCCCACACTTCGATCCGCACGGCGTGTTCGCGCACCGCTCCGCGTTCTTGTGCGCCGAGCCATGTGATCCCGTCGCGTCCCGTGTCAGCGCAACCGAGTGCGTCCGCTACGCCGTCGCGCACATGCTTGAGTGCATCCATCTCGGTCCCTTCATCGACGCGACGAGGCGCGATGCGGGTGAGCAGAACGCAAAGCGGGCGAACAGTCGCGAACCCCCGCAGCGGTCGAGTGCAAACCAGCTTTGTCGCGCCGCGTTGCGCCTTCGCAATCTTATGCAGCACTCGCCAGTGACCGCGTGCGTTGCTGGTCGTGCGAGTCTGCATCGGCATGGTGACCACTACTCTCATGGTCGCTTCCAGTATGCAGGACGCTGGTTCCACATGCGGGTTTTCTGTTGCGCGTACCCCGCCGTCCGCAGTACCGCATTGAATCGACGCGACACCGACCGACCGGGCAGCACCTCGTCCCCGACTTCGTACTCGGGGAAGTGGCCGATCGCTGGCGAGGTGAAGGTGTTCGCGATCAACAGCGCTCGCGGTTTCATCCGCGCAAGGACGCGCCGCAAGTGACCGACGGGGACGGGCAGGTGCTCGAAGAACTCTGACGCGAACACCAAGTCCACCGGAGCCCGTATCTTGGACGCCTCGACAACCTTGAACCCGTACCGCTCCCCCAGCGAATCCGCTATGCGGCGTTGCTTGACGTCCTCGATGTTGGTCCCGAAAACCTCTGCATCGGGGAACAGTTGCGCGAGCGCGGCGGTGGTGAGCCCGAACCCGCAACCGAGATCGACCACGCTCCGCACTCTGCCGAGATCTTCCGTGATGCTGCCGCCAGCTTCCATCGATCGATCGCCGCGAATCGCACGCAAGTACGGACGCGAGTACGTGGTCCAGCAGTCCCACAGTTCGGCCATGTACACGTCCTCGTCATACACGCTCCAGTCGGGCTCGCCGCTATCGAGCGACGCATACCAACGCCGCTCCAGTGCCTTGAGTTCTGACCCCGCGTCGGTCAGCGAGCAGTCCACCCCCAAGCTGGCGCACTCCGCGACCATCATCGCGAGGACGTCGCCGGACTTTTCGTCGAGCAGACTATTCATAGGTCAAGGTCGCTTTGGCCCGCGCCGCTGCCGCGCTCTGAACTTTCAGGTTCGGGACGTCCTGTAGTCGCCGCGTCACCATCTCCATCGCGAGGTAACTCGACTCCGACATCGCCACCTCCATCTCCGATTGCATCGACGACTCTACGGAGCACCTGACTGTGATCGTGACCAGAAACTCTGCGGTCAGCTTGGGCCTGCGATTCGCGTTCGGCATGAAACTCCTCCTGGGTTTTCGTAGACGACGGGCGTTCCATCGTCAGCATCCACGTCGGGAGCAACGCACGGTCGGTCCCCCACTGCTGGCAGTGTTCGCGGTAGTTCTCGGGGCACGGGACCGGCGCCACTACCCCATACTCCGCCTTCATGTACGACCGCAAGCGGGAAATGCGCGTGGAGAGGGATTCGTCCCCGATCTTCTCGGACCAGTACAGCGCACAGCAAATGGTTTCGAGGTTGCGGGTCGTCACGGCTTCCGCGTAGATCACCCGCTCCTTCCAGAACATGAAGTCCGCGTAAAGTTCCTTGTCGGTCGCCGTTGCTTTGCTGTGACTGCCTGCACGCAACCTGTCGTACAGGTTCATCGGGTCAATCGGCAGCGTCGCCGGTGGTTGCATGAACGCTGGCCGACGAATCGTGTGCAGGTCGGCGTCCACTTCCGCCGCGTACAGGTTCCAGATCAACATGCGCTGGTCCTGCTTGTGCTTCCGAAACTCTGCGGTGTCTTTCGGATTGAACGCCAGCTTCGCGAACTCACGGACTATTTTTTGATAACGCTGCGAGCTTGGTATTGATCCGGTTCCACTCTTCGTTGTTGCCTGCATCACGGGCCTCCCTTAGTTCACGTTTCAGTTGATCGGTTTCGGTGTCGGGTTCTTGAGTAAGTGACTGTGCAGGTGTGTCGCCTGCGCGTTCGATAAATCCTTCCAGCTTCGACCCGTTGCGACAGATCAAGGTCAGGTCGTCATAGCCACCTGTCGCGTGGAACTCGCTTGCAACGCAACCGTCAATGGCGCGTTGGATTTGTGCTGCCGTGTACCCCTGCCGCAGCCGTGCGCGGAGTACGCGTGCCCGCTCCGGTGTGAGTCGGGCCTGCTCGTGGCCCGTCGCCCGCTGCCAGTATCCGAACAGCGCTCCGACGAGCGCTCGGGCTGTATCTCGGGGGTCGGGCAGGGAGCCCGATTCCGGGTCCTGGGAGCCCCTGTGAGCCGTTCTACCCCCGATTACAGTGAGTTTAGCGTGGGCACGCCCCGTGGGCTTGGAGCCCATCTGGGAGCCAGCGCCCAGGGAGCCCTCAGCGCCCCTCTGGGGCCGTCCCCCTGGGGGAGCGTCGAGCCCATCTCGGTGCTGGCGAGCAGGCGCCCGGTCAGCCCAGGGAGCGAGCGCGGCCACGATGGCTGCACGGTCGTCCCCGTTCAGTTTGTTCGCTCGCGACAGCACCGCCGCGATTGATCGTAGGAGTTCGTCCATTTTTTCAAACGCAAATGCGGCGAGCAGTCGAGCCCCGCGATTCCGAAGGGTGCGCGGGTTCTCTGACGGATCAGATCGCACACAACCGAATCGCAGGCTCGACCGCTCGCCGCAATCGCACTCCGCTAAAAGGGGACGTCCTCGTCAGCCGGTGGCGGGGGCGCGTCCCCCTCCATCGACAGGTCTGCGCTCGCCACCCATTCGTTCATGGCGTCGCGTTCTTCGGTCGTCAGGCGATGTTCAAAGAAGGAGATCCCCGCGTACACGTTTCCGTCTCGCGTCTCCGTCTTGAACTTCGCCTTGAAGGGGCGACGCAGGAACGCCTCCCGTACCGCATCGTCGTCGCTCAGGTCGAACGCGTCCGCGTAACCCATCGCCGCGCACATTGCGCCGATGCGCCCGTAGCTTTCCTTCGTTATGTACGCCCGTTGCGTGAACAGCTTCCCGACGACCTGCGCTTTCGGCTCGCCGTCGATGACTACGCCGCTGAGTTTCAAGAACTCCTTGCCGTTCACGTTGGCCTGGCGCCCCGTGTACTTGGTAAACGCCACGATGTAGTCCCCTGGGATTTGCAGGAACTTGCTCGCGTCGGCGGTCGTCGCGTCCGGCGTGAACTTGCTTGGGTCGAATGTGTTTGTCTCAGTCATTTTCCTTCTCCTTCGTTTCGGTTGTCTGGTTGTCGAGTCTCTTGATCCACGAGGTCATGTTCGCCACTTCGACGTCGCGCAACGGGCGCAACGGTTTGGTCATAACGTTGTCGGGTCCGGCGAACTGAACGCTGTGGACCATCACGGTCTCCTCTCCCGACTTGCGCTTCGCGGCAACGCGAGCGACGCCGACCGCGTTGCACGCCGCGCCGATGATGGCGGGGAGTGAGCGCATCGGAAGCGCTGGACCGATGTGTCGCTCGCCCTCCACCTCTTTGTCGTCGAGCAACGCGAGGAACAAACAGTGGTAGGGGAGGTCGCGGCACATGCGAACGAACGAACGCCCGCGTGTAGCCATCGCACCCCAATGCCGCATCGTCGTGTCGGGCAGGCCGTCCTTCGCGTTCTTCAACGGCGACTGTTCAACGATGCCTTCCCAAATCAGTTGCATGATGTCGGTCAGGCTATCGAACACGATTGTTTTCGGTCGCAGGTAGGGCAACGCATCGATCGCCGCCTTCGCTTCCGCCTCGGGCAACTGGTCGCCGATCAGCTTTGCGATCGGCGCATCATCCGACTGCAACACATGAACCGCCTTCGCCAGTTCGTTCTTGTCTTTGATCCAGAACGTCGGGGGCATGGGGACGCCGAGCCGCTTCGCGTGGTCGCGCACGGTCTCGAATCCCTGACGCTCTGACAAGAGGATCAGCGGGTCCGGTGCGCTGACGCCGAGTGCGGTTTTGCCCGCGCCCGTTTGTCCGTACACCAGAATGTTTAGGTTTCGTTCGGTCTGTTGTTCATTCAGGAACATCGTCTTGGTTTACCTCTCCAGTTGTGTCGTCGAACCTGAGGTCCAACTGATCCATGGTTTCGATTTGTTCTCGTAGTTTTTTGCGTGCCGCTTTCAGGTCTGCGCCCGCCTGCGCCATCGTTTCCTTTGCGAGTGCGGTGGTGTCGAGTTTCGTTTGGTATGCCTGGATTACATCGTTGCGCCAGGCTGCGAGTGCAGGACCATCCTGCGGTTCGTCGGACTCGATCGCGGCCTTCACCGCAGCGTCCATCTGTTGCTTGCGAGTTCGCCACAGGGTTCGCATGCCGTCAAGCCGTTGCTCCAGCCCTCCGAGCGTGCGAGCCGTTGCAACGATTCGCTCCTTGGTTTCGTTTTCACTCATGGTTTTCTTTCAGTTGAACCTCAAGCGGTCCAGCGCGTCGATGCTCGCAGGCCCGTTGACCTGTCGAACCGGCAACGCATAGATCGCGGCCAGCAGCGAGTTCATATCCGCAGCGTCGCCGCGCTCCACGTCGCGAGTAACAGGCGTGTCATAGACGCAACCTTTCACGTCGTTGTGCATCACCGCAAGTTCGAAGTCCGCTCCGTTCGTGAGGACGTGGCCCGTGACAATGCTGGCGCCGTATCCGTTCGGGAATGAATAGATACGTTGCGTGCAATCCGCGAACACACACCCCCCCGGATGCGCGCCCGTCTTCACCAAACCAATCGTGGAGAGTGGTTCGTGGTCGTCAGACACCGTGACGCTCCTTGTATTCGGCGTCGCTGAACTGACAGCGCTTCGCGGTCGCGTTCTCCACCCGGTACTCATACAAGCCGCGACGAACAGGGCGACGCTCCACGACCTGCACGTTCGATCCCATGATCTTCACCTTGCGGAAGTCCCGAAGCCGAGCCGATGCGGACGACTCGGAACACCCACAGGCGTCCGCGACGGCTCGCAACGTTCGCCACTCGCCGTCGCGTACGAGGTCCCACACGCGTTGCAGTAGCTTCGACAGTCGCTTGCGGTTCTCCCCCTCGCATGGCTCGGGCTCGCCGTCGAAGTGCGGCAGGTCGGCGGGGCGGTTCATCCCTGCACCCATCGCTTTCCACACCACACGATTCCGTTTTCGGTTTCGATCACCTCCGCGTTGCGTTCGTTCCGTGCGAACGTTGCGACGCGAGCCGCGAAGTCCTCGTTGGACAAGGACTTTTCGCAGCTATCGCAGATCAATCCCTCGACGAACTCCTTCGCACGTTCGTTCAGGTCCGCGTCGTCGTCGCGCTGTGGGCTCAGGAGGGCGAACGTCACAGCGTCAGCTACGGTCGTTCGTTCCAAGTCGTTGTCGAGTGCCATGCCCCCGCACAGGTGCAGGGCCGATTCGATTGCTTGTCTTGTGTTCATGTTCCGGTGTCCTTGAGTTGTTGGTTTAGCCGATTGAGTTCTTCAAACTGTTTGTGCCACGGGCCGATCTCGGACAGTGCCCGTTGGTCGATCACGGTCCAGCACGCGGTGTTGCGAACGGACTGCAAGATTTCCCAACGCGTGTAGACGTTGCTGGCGAGGTACTCCACGTCCGTGTTGTCGTAGATCGTCAGGTCGAGCACCTCGCCGTTGTGTTCCAGCCACGCGTGTTCGATGGGGATCACCGAGTGCGCCCAGCCTTCGTGGTAAGTCACGTCCAGTTCCGTTTCCAGTACGAACTTCTGCGAGTTCATAAAGCACTGTTTCAGGAGTGGACGCATGCCGACGCGCCGCAGTTCATCGCGCACCTCTTTCGGATGATGCTTCCACGGGACCTGTGCCCTGCCAGTGCTCAGGTACTCGCGGATCTTCCGCTCCGCGTACGCCGCGTCCCTCACTGGTCCCTCCTGAACAAGCGGTCCATGCGCTCGCTGAATGAGGTCCCGCGAATATCGTACAGGCTGCCCGTGATGTTGCGGTCAGGACCCATCACGCATGCGTCCCGCATATCGCAGCGAGGGTTCCACGGGTTCGCGCAGGACGAACCGTTGCGAGTGTGCGCCAGCTTCCCACTCCGGGCTTGACGCAGGAGCCTGGCGTCCGCGATCAGTTCGCTTCGCCACCGTTCGAGTTCTGCCGCGCTGTACTTCCACTCATGGCGACAGGTCCACTTGTCGAGGATTCTCGGCAACGCCGTCACCACCTCGACCTGCTTGTCCGTGACAGGTATGCCGCGAACGTTGACCTGCTCGTCCAGCGCCGCTTGGTAGATTCCGTGGGTTGTGTCGCACGCTGCCGTGCTGACCTTCCCATCCAGGTTCACCTTCGGTTGCTTCGGACCGCCGCGACGAATCGCATTGATCACGACGCGGCCGAACTGCGACACCGGCGCCGGGTCGAGCATCGCCGCCGACGCCCACACATAGCCGGGTGTCTGCGGGTCTACTTCAAACCGTGCATCGAACGAGGTGGCGTCAGAGCCTGTCGTCTTGTGTTCCATGACAACGTACTCGCCCGTGACCCTGTCGCGCAGGACGACGTCCGCAGCGCCGATGAACCGTGCGCCTGGCACCGTCTTGCGCTTGCCGTTCTCGCTCCAACGGATCGGAAGCTGGAACGGCTGCTCGACATAGATCACCTCGTACTGGATCGCGTCCCTCTCATAGAACGCGTCGGCGTAGCGGGTGACGAGGTCGTCAGCGGTTTCGCCAACCCCCTCGCCCGTGGTGAAGTCGGTGTCGGTCGCCGTTGACTGCGCAACAGCGTCCAGCGCCATCGCGAGTGCAGGCACCTTCGCCACCCCGTTCCGCATCGACTCATACAAAGACGCGATGCCCAAGTGTGCGATCGATCCCGTGTGCATCGCGTCGCTTGAGGTTTTCGAC